AAAGAGTTAGACAAACTTGTTTATGAGATTGCAGCTGCATATACTGGAAGTCATTATGATTATTCAAGACTTGCATCTTCAGTTGCTATCTCATCCTATCATAAAGAAACTGACCCAAGTTTTTCAAATGTAATGCATACCCTTCATGCCGATGGTGTTGTTCATGATGAACTTATGGAGGTGATTGAGAAGTATGGACCTTCTAAAATTGATGAGGTTATCAATCATGAGAATGATTACAACTTTGATTATTTTGGATGGAGATCATTACAAGAAATGTATCTATTGAAAACACCTGAAGGAAGAACAATCGAAAGACCTCAACATATGTACATGAGAGTTGCATTGTGGGTGACCAATTCATTCGAAGAGGCTGTGGAGTATTATCATTCATTATCAAGTCAGAGAATTTCTAAGGCGACTCCAATTATGATTAACTCAGGAACCAAAGTTCCTCAACTTGCTTCTTGTGTATTACATTATAATAATTCAGATTCAAGAGAAGGATTACTAAAAACCTTGAATGATATTTCAACATATTCTTCAGATGCTGCGGGTATTGGATTATCGATGTCTAACATTAGAAGTAAAGAAAGTCGAATTACGTCTTCAGGTGGATTTGCCGGAGGTTTGTTGAAGTACTTGAAGATTGTTAATGAATCTTTAAGATTCTTTAATCAACAAGGTAGAAGACCTGGTAGTGCGGCAATCTATTTGGAACCGTGGCACAAAGATATTTTCGACTTGTTGGATATTAAAAAGAATACAGGTGCTGAAGAATTGAGAGCGAGAGACTTATTTACTGCACTTTGGATTCCTGATAATTTCATGAGAGCGGTAAAAAACAATGAAGATTGGTATTTGTTCTGTCCAAATGATATTATCAAAGCAGGTATCAAACCTTTACAGGAATGTTTTGGTGACGAATACGAAAGAAACTATCAGTTAGCGGTTAATGCTGGTATTGGTCGTAAAGTGAAAGCCCAAGAGATTTGGAGTAAAGTAATTGAATCTCAAGTTGAAACTGGGGTTCCTTACTTATGTGCTAAAGATAGTGCGAACAAGAAAACCAACCATCAAAACATTGGTGTGATTAAACAATCTAACTTGTGTAATGAAATCTATCAGTATACTGATGAGAACACAACAGCGATTTGTACTTTATCATCAATCGTTCTTAAAAACTTTATTGTTGAGGGAAAGTTTGACTACAAATTATTAATTCAAGAAGTTAGAAAAGCAGTACGAGCGTTGAACAATGTTATCGACAAGAATAATTATTCAACTGAAAAAGGTCTTAAAGGAGGTTTAGAACAAAGAGCGATTGGTATTGGAGTACAAGGTTTAGCAGATGTGTTCTGTCTTTTGGATTATGTTTTCACTTCTGATGAGGCTAAGACTTTGAACAAAAATATTTTTGAGGCAATTTACTTCGCAGCAATTACTGAAAGTAATGATTTGTGTAAGAAAGGAATTAGACATCCTTACGAATTCTTCAAAGGTTCTCCGATGTCAAAAGGTATTTTCCAATTTGATATGTGGGAAATTAATGACTCTGAGTTATTTTTAGATTGGGAAACATTAAAGAAAGACGTTCAAGAGTTTGGTGTTTGTAACTCTTTGTTTACTGCTCAGATGCCAGTTGCATCTTCAGCAAAAATTACAGGTTCATTTGAAATGACTGAACCAGCACATTCAGCACTCTTCAACCGAAGAGTTGTTGGAGGAGAAATTATGATTGTGAACAAGTACTTAATTAATGACTTTGAAAAAATTGGTATTTGGTCTGAAGATTTGAAGAATGAAATTATTTTGAATGAAGGTTCTATTCAGAACATTAATTTCAATCAATATCTTGACCCTGAAGATAAAAACTATAATAAAAAGGTTAAAAGAATTGAACATTTAATTCCTAAATACAAAACAATTTGGGAGATTTCTCAGAGAGACTTGATTAATATGGCGGCAGATAGAGCACCATTCATCGACCAGTCTCAGTCTATGAACATATATATGTCGAATCCTACGTTGTCTAAAATTACATCATCTCACTTTCACTCGTGGGAAAAAGGTTTGAAAACATTATGTTATTATGTAAGGACTAAGGCGATTTCAACTGGGGCTAAACACTTAGCGTTGGACCTATCAAAGACACAGAAACCAAAACCAAATGTGGAGGTTCCTAAAATTGATTATAGTAATATGAATTTACCACCAAAACCTGAAGGAATTGAAATCGAATGTTTCGGTTGTTCGTCCTAATTAAATAATTAATCCCGATATATATCGGGATTTTTTATTTGTGGCTATTTATAAGGAAAAACAAGGGTCTTATATTTATCTTTATGGCAAATGGATTTACATATGGAATAAACTTTCCTTTCAAAGATTCAAGACGAGGTGATTATTTAGAACTCACTCAACTAGAATCTCAACAGGTAAAATCTGATTTAATTCACTTACTTTTAACTAGAAAAGGAAGTAGATATTATTTACCTGAATTTGGAACCAGATTATACGAATTTTTATTTGAACCTTTTGATGGTTTAACTTTTGACGCGATACAATCAGATATAAGGGATGCGGTTCAAAATTTTATGCCAAACCTGTTATTGAATCAAATAACAATTACACCTGCAGACCCTATGGAGGAAGTTGATACTATGATAGGTGAAAATATAGTGGGAACGAGTGAGTCTCCAATTTATAGATTACCTGGTAAAGGAACTTCGGAATATACTGCAAAAATTAGAATAGATTACTCAAACAACAGATCGACTTTTGCTCAGAGTGATTTTGTTATTATTAATATTTAATATAGATGGCAAATCGTAAAATTTCATATACAACCAGAGATTATCAAGGAATAAGAACTGAGTTATTAAATTATGTGAGAACATATTATCCTGAACTGATTCAGGATTTTAATGATGCATCTGTATTCTCAGTATTTTTAGACTTGAATGCTGCTGTAGCGGATAACTTACATTATCATATTGATAGAAGTATTCAAGAGACAGTCCTTCAATACGCTCAACAGAGATCTTCAATATATAATATTGCAAGAACTTATGGATTGAAATTACCAGGACAAAGGCCATCAGTTTCTTTAGTAGATTTTTCTATTACGGTACCCGCATTTGGAGACCAAGAAGATGCAAGATATCTTGGAACTTTGGCTAGAGGATCTCAGGTATCAGGAGCTGGTATTGTATTTGAAAACATATATGATGTAGATTTCACATCACCATACAATGCTCAAGGGTTTCCTAACAGATTAAAAATACCTAACTTCAATGCAAATAATATTTTGGTAAATTATACTATTACCAAAAGAGAATTAGTTGTTAATGGTATTACTAAAGTTTTCAAAAGAGTTATAACACCAAATGATGTAAAACCATTCTTTGAATTATTCCTACCTGAAAAAAATGTATTAGGTATTACAAGTGTTTTACTTAAGAGTGGTACTGATTATACCAACATTCCAACAACCGCAGAATTCTTGGGAGTTTCTAATAAATGGTATGAGGTGGACGCTCTTGCAGAAGATAGAGTCTTTATTGAAGACCCTACAAAAGTATCTGACCAACCTGGTATCAAAGTTGGTAGATACATTCAAACACAAAATAGATTCATTACTGAATACACTCCTGAAGGATTCAAGAAATTAACTTTTGGTGGAGGTACTAATACTGCTCAAGATGCTTTGAATCAATTCACAACATTAGGGGCAACAATAGACTTACAAAGATATTCAAATAATTTATCTTTAGGATCGGCTTTGACACCTAATTCAACTCTATTTGTTCAGTACAGAGTTGGGGGTGGTTTAGGTACTAACTTGGGAACAAATGTTATTACACAAATCGGAACAGTGTCTTTCTTTGTTAATGGACCATCAGAACTTACAAACTCATCCGTAGTTAATTCTTTAAGATGTAACAACGTTACCGCGGCTATTGGTGGAGCGGGTCTACCTTCTTTGGAAGAAATAAGAAATTATGTTTCGTTTAACTTCTCGGCACAGAAAAGAGCGGTTACAGTACAAGATTATGAATCTATCATCAGGAATATGCCATCAGAGTTCGGAGCACCTGCAAAAGTTTCAGTTACAGAAAACGATAATAAAATCTTAATTCAGTTATTATCATATGATACTTCAGGAAAATTGACCAACATTGTTTCTAATACTCTGAAGCAGAACGTTGCGACTTACCTGTCGAACTATAGAATGATGAATGATTACATATCTATTTTTACTGCGGAGGTCATCGACTTAAGTATTGAAGTATCGATTGTTTTAACTTCAGCACAAAATTCAGGACAAGTTATTGCTGATGTTGTGGATAGAATTTCTACCTATTTTAATCCACAAGTAAGGGAATTAGGGCAGAATGTTTATTTGTCCGAGATTCAAAGTATTGTACAAAATCAAAATGGAGTACTTACAGTTGCGGGAATAAAAGTGTTCAATAATGTTGGGGGACAATATTCTTCGGCGGAAACGTCCATGCAATATTCAGATCCTGAAACCAGACAAATTGCACCTGTTGCTGATACAATTTTTGCACAACCTTCCCAAGTTTACCAAATTAGATATCCAAGTAAGGATATTAAAGTTTCTGTGGTAAACTTCCAATCCACAACATTCTCTTAATAGGTTTATTATCCCAATCTTTGGTTTATAATTTATAATGTGTGTCTAATTGATTCTTAAAAATTACACATAAACTATTTATAAACTAAAGATATTACATGGGTGATTCATATAGAATTAGGACCGAACTTGGTATTAACAAATCAATTAATGTACAGTTAGACCAAGAGTTTGAGTTCTTAGAAATTTTATCTCTTAAAATACAACAAACAGATATCTACACAAGAAGTTGTGCTGATTATGGTGTTTTAGTTGGTAGAGTCACCGCAAACAATGGATTTGGGGTACCAAACGCTAGGGTTTCTATATTCATACCTATCGAACAGGTAGATGAATCCAATCCAATAATAACAAGTATCTATCCATACAAATCACCAAGTGATAAAAATAATGATGGGTATCGATACAATCTATTACCATATACTCCTTCTTATTCAAAACATGCCGCTACTGGAACATTACCGACAAAATCGGATGTTCTAACAGGAAGTACTGCAGTAGAAATTTACGACAAGTATTATAAGTTTACAACAAAAACTAATGATAGCGGAGACTATATGATTATGGGTGTTCCATTGGGAGAACAAACGATAGTCATGGACGTTGATCTTTCTGACATCGGGGAATTTTCTTTAACCCCTCAAGATTTAATTAGAATCGGTTTAGCTACAGAAGCACAAGTTGCTGGTAACAGATTTCGAACATCAAATGATTTGAATTCTTTACCTCAGATTATTAATTTAACTAAAAATGCTGAGATTTCTCCTTTGTGGGGTGACCCTGAAATATGTGATATATCAATCAACAGATTAGATTTTGATTTACGAGATGATGCGAATGTTGATATACAACCAACTGCGGTTTTCATGGGGTCAGTTTTTTCTACTCCTGACAAGTTTAGGTTAAGAAAAAATTGTAAACCCAAAGATAATATGGGTAATTTGTGTGATTTGACTTCTGGACCTGGTCAAATATTAGCGATTAGACAAACCGCAGATCAAGATGTAGATGGTAATCCTGTCTTGGAAGTATTTGAATTGGAACAAGCGGGTAACATTATTGATGGAGATGGAACATGGTTGACAGAATTACCGATGAATTTGGATTATGTTATAACCAATGAATTTGGAGAAAGAGTTGTTTCAAACGACCAGTCGATTGGTATCCCGACTAAATCAAAATACAGATTTAAGGTTAAATGGACACAACCAACTGATTTAACGATACAGAGTAGACGACCACATTATTTATTACCTAATGTTAAAGAATATGGTTGGGAGAATTCTAACACAGACCCTACTTATTTTTTTAATCAAATCAATAAAAGAAAACAACAAAGTTCGTACTATTTTGGATTGGCGTGGAGTGGATATACCGATGGATTTGTCGGTTCAGAGCAAATTGAAAGACTCGATGAAATCATAAATTGTGAAGATACTTTTTACGAGTTTCAATTCAATAGGGTATACACTGTATCATCGTTAATCGACCAATATAAAAAAGGAGGAAGGGGAAGATTTATAGGGATTAAAGAAATTGATGACGATTCATGTGATAGTTCAATCAATAAATTTCCTGTGAATGATGGGTTCAAAAACTTTGATTTGTTGTTCTTTTTATTTTCAATAATATTCACAGTTCTTCAATTTGTTGGGGTGGCACTATTAATAGTGTCCCACTTTATATTGTTCATTTATACGACAGTAATACGAGCGTTGTGTTTCTTGTGTGGGGTTAGAATTCTTAGAGTCAGGCCCTTTGCGTTTATTTGTAATGCCTTAAGACTTAAGTGTGAAACTAAAAATTTCACTATTAGATTACCAATGATTACTTATCCTGAGTGTCAATCTTGTTCTTGTAATGAATCAAAAGTAAATTCTGAGGCAGTTTTAGGAGGAACTACTGGAGTTCTATCTTACGTGTCATTTCCTGAAAGTTATTTTGAGGGGTTGGAATCAATTTTTGGTGCTGACGGAACTCCTTCGGAAGATGTACAAGTAAAATCCTCAATTTTTGCACAAGCAATCGCTGGTAATAACGACTCTGTATCGGACTTGGATATTTTCAAAACTCCAAAATCATCTGTAGTAAGATTTTTATCTGATGAATCAGACGAAGACAAACATTTTGCTTTTTCTGAAAGTTTAACTGTTGGAGAACGAATCAATATATTTAACACTAGAAATTCATATTTTGATAATCTGAATAAAATAAAAGTCACTTTTGCTCAGAGTTCAAACTTTGGTAAATTTCACTTTGACAATACAATTACAGTTTTATCCAATCAATTTTATGAATCGGGTCAATTATTAACATCTGTAAATCCAGCAACAACAACAGATAAAAACTTTTTATATACCGCTCAAACTGAAA